CAAACGTTCAAAACGGTATCGTGCAGATTTTGCACATCTTCCTTCTCGCTCTCTCATTGAAATACAAGGCGGCACTTTTAATCGTGGCCGTCATGTTACTGGCTCTGGCTACGAACGAGACGCCCGTAAATTCAACCTTGCCATGATGGGAGGGTGGAAAGTGTTTCTTCTTACCAGCCAAACGGCCAAAGAAATCGCCTGGCTTGAGAAGATCGCTGCTGTTCTGCGGACATCCGGTTGATTGCATCGCCAGCTTCACCAAGCAGCGCTTCTGCTGCATCAAGATCATGCTGTTGCATTTGCATGGCTTGACGCAGTTCAAGATTTTCCTTCATCAATGCAGTGAAGGCTTCTTGCATGTTGCTCCAACCTTCCAGCAGATTGCCAGCCACTTCTCGCAGCTTGCCCACGTCGTTGCATTCGGCCAGAGCTCGTTTGTTGGCGACAAGGGCGAAGTCCCTCTCTATGCTGCGTTCAAAAGGCCCCATGTGCGCAATGTAGTCGTGTCCGTTGTAGTTTAATCCTACTGGAATGGAAAACATCATTGCCATTGCTCTCCCATTGTTTGCTTTAGCCTAGCCATGAAGCGAAATGGCAGGCAGTTTGTTTACAGGGTGGACGATGGGAAGGATGCCGTAAAATTGCAGGCGGGCTACCGCCCCTACCACCTTCCTCGCACGCCTCGTCACCATGAATGGGCCGTTGGACAGCAAGTGGTCTATGTGCAATGTACTGCTGCCGGATGGATGCCATCTTCCATTGTTGGCACCATTGTTGGATTTGATGAAAGTGGAAGATCCCGTAAAGCACAGGTGCGGTGGCACTCATTTACGGACATTGCTCCTACAATTAGTCTGCAGCGATTACGGCCACTTACCCTGATTCATGAGCTTTACGGCAAAAATTGATCCGCTGATGGACGGGATCAGCATGGTGCGTCTCATTGATTGGATGGGAAGCTCTCTTGATATTGTTTGCGATGCCCGCCAAAGCTTTGATCAAACAAGCAGCGAATGGTCCGAAAAAGACCAAAAGCTTCTCAACTATTTAGTGCAGCATAAGCACACCAGTCCATTTCGTGGCGTGGTTACAAAATGGCAAGTGAAGGCTCCGCTGTATGTTTGTCGGCAATGGTGGAAGCATGTAATTGGTGGCACGTTTGCTAATGACACGCTTGGTTGGAATGAGAAAAGTTTTCGCTACTGCGAAGCTGACGACGACACGTTCTACATGCCTCGTGAATTTCGTCAGCAAAGCTCCAGCAACAAACAAGCCTCTAGCGGGCCTTTGGAGCCCAGTATGAATCACGTGGCAATGATTGAATACGCCAAGGCCTTACAGCAGGCTAAACAGGCATACAGGGCGCTTTTGATGCTAGGTGTAAGCAAGGAACAGGCTAGGGGCATCCTTCCAATGTCCACGTTTTCAACTTTCACCTGGACCTGTAGCTTGCAAGCTCTATTGCATTTTATTTCGCTGCGCGACAGTCCTGATAGTCAAGGGGAGATCCAAGCTTATGCTCAAGCTATGAAACTACTTGCTCGTCCTCTTTTCAACGAAGTCTTTGAAGCATTTGAGAATAATGGCAATGCCTTCTAAGATTATCAATCCACGCCCTTGGGACAAGCAATTCCCTTTAGCATTTAATGTTGGGCAAGGCACTCTTTACGAGCGTTTTTCTTCTTATGTACACAGGAAAAAAGACCACGAATGCTGGCCTTGGATTGGTGCTATTACTCGCGCGACTGGTTATGGACAAATCACGGAATGGCGCAATAATAAACGCATAAACAGGAGGGCTCATCGTTTGGCCTGGGAGTTTTGCTTCGGCCCTATTCCCGACGAATTACTGATTCGTCATATGTGCCACAATCGAGCCTGCTGCAATCCCACGCATCTTCTCCTTGGCACGGCTAAAGACAACTTTGAGGATAAGATCAAGGCCAAACGAGAGGGAAATTCTGTGATGCTTAAAGGTGAAGAAAACGTAAATTCAAAACTTACGGAAGCGGAGGTAAGGGAAATTAGGGCGACCACTGGTAAAACTGTTCGCCAAATGGCGAAAGAATACGGAGTAAGCAAAACCTTGATTAGCGCAGTTCGCTGCGCTAAAGCATGGAAATCCTTCACTTAAACAAATCGTTTTAATCATGACCATTGATAACACTCCCGACGTTTTTCATCCCGTGGATCGCCCTGCACATTATGCCTTTGGCGGTATTGAATGTATCGAGGCAATGGAAGCGTCAATGTCTGAAGAAGCTTTTCGGGGCTTTTTAAAAGGCAATGTACTGAAGTATGTTTGGCGCTATGAGACAAAAAACGGCCTTGAAGATTTGCAAAAGGCTAAGTGGTATCTCAAGCAACTCATCTTTGCCCTTGAAAATGACAGGGAAAAAGAAGCGCTTGAAGCCATTGAGCAGTCTTCAATGGAATGCAAGGATGGGTTTTGTCCCATGCCAAACGTACGCTATGACAAACCACCCGAGCGCGGTTCCATCTTTCCACCTATTAAGGACTAAGCGGCATTACAATAAAGGCCCCAAAAGGGGCCTTTTTCATGCTCAATTGTTTCATGAAACGGCAGTGCAATGCCGCGACGCTCGCACCAGTCCTCCAGATCCTTTTGATTTGTATGGGCACTAACAAAGCTATGACAATACACCCACGACATTAAAGCTTCTTCTCGCTTTTCCGTCCAAAATTGCTGTGGACGCCACCATTCAAGAATGGGCAAGTTGCCCTTGTCTAAATTACACTTTTGACATGCTGGGACCATGTTGTATTTAGCAAAGTGCGGACCTCCCTTGCTCTTGGGGACAATGTGATCAATGGTCATCTTTTCTCCCCATCGTCCACAATATGCACATGCACATTGTCCTAATGGACCACGCAGGAAATAGTCTTCAAAGATACTTTTTCTAAAACGACGTTTGGCATCTCCAGGGCGAAGTTCAATGAGGGAATGCAATAGCTCATCGGGACCATTCGCTCTCAGCATGGCGCTATTAAATTGTCTTGCCAACAATCTAACAACCAAATAGAGACTGCCGAAACGAGCTACAATTTTTATATTGCACCATGGTCATGAAGAGTTTTCAAGACGGCTTGATGAATTTTGTGGCCACTGTTACGGCCGGCATGCTGCTTTCTACCGGCGCAATGCTCATCACTGTTGGCAATCAACAGGCGAAAGTGGCGGTGCAAATTGAAAGTATCACTGAAAAACTTACCACGCTGACCAACAATATGAGCGGCCTTGAGAACAGGGTGCGCTCTTTAGAGACAGAACGCTAGGCTATTTATATCCCCTCGCCTTTATCATCATGACTGGCGCTGAATGGTTCATCATTGGCGGCATTGTCGTTGTCGCTCTCGACCAAATCCTTGACCACTCTCCTCTTAAAGCAAACAACGTGCTTCAGCTTCTCATGGAAGGCCTGAAGACCATCTTCCGAGTGGGCAAGTAAGCCATGGAATGGCCTTCAAACCAGGCGTTCTGGGATGAATGCTATGCCATTGCTAAGCGGCTGGGAGCTCGCTATCCTGAGCTCGTAGCCGCTCAATGCAGCCTTGAAAGCGGCTTTGGCAAACATACGTCTGGCAAGGAGAACTACTTAGGAATCAAGGGGCCTGGCACTGCTACTACCACACAAGAATGGTACGACGGTCAATGGGTGACCATTAAAGCTGGCTTTATTGACTTCCCTAGCCTTGCTGCCTGCATTGATTATCTTGTCACACGATGGTATAAAGACTACCGTCATTTCAAAGGCATTAACAATGCTCCCAATCGTTATGCCGCTGCACGCGCATTAAAAGATCAAAGCTACGCCACTGACCCAGACTACCCCGCGAAACTATCGCGGCTCATGAAACAATACGCTCCTGAGTCCACGTCTTCTATCATGATTGGCCCCAAGAAACGTCCGCAAGATTTTGGTTTTAAGCCTGGCGATTCCCATTTGATTGTTAACGATGCAGTGGAAACTATGAAGGCGTTTTCCTATGAAGGAAAACTGCTTTGGGAGATTCCTTGCCTCGCTCGCGGGCAATATAGTGATTTTGAATGGAAGATTACAAATTCTGACACGCCGCCTGGGCTGTACAAAATTGGCGCCATTTACAAAGACTATGAGAAAGTGGGTGATAAGCCTGCTTACGATCGCACTCTCATGGCTTACGGCTGGTACAGTTTTGACATGATCGAGCTAGAGAATCAAGAAGCTGGTAATGGCAGGGCTGGAATTATGGCGCATGGCGGTGGAAGCGCCAATGGCTGGCCCGGCGCATGGGCACCAAAACAGTCTTTAGTGCCAACTCACGGATGCGTGCGTTGCCATAACATTGATCTTCGCGATAAAATTCTTCCTCTCACTAAAACAGGCACGGTTTATATTTCAGTGTTTCAAGAGGGATGACCCTACAAAGCTGGCTCAATGCAATGTGCTACGAGATTGGTTTATGGGCCGCCACTAGGCGGCCTTCTCTTGCTTTTCAGGAATGGTTCAAGCAAATGATGGCCAACTGTCGTCCTGATTGGACAGAATGGCGCACACGCATCACCATGGAGAAAGTGGACAAAGAAGCGAAAGCTTTAGTCCAGCAATGGGAAGAAGAAAATAGGAGCATTGTTGCTGGCAAGCTTGCAGAAAAAGCTCAAGAGCTTTTCCCGAAAGCTATTATCACGCCACTGCCCAATGCCGTGGTTCCGTCAGTGATGATTGAACATCCGGCCTCCGACAATGCCAGCGATGCAGTGAAAGCATTGGGCGGTGAAATGCGCATCACGTGGTCCCTGTCAAAAGATTAAGATGTTACGCCTGCGAATGCGCGTTCGGTCTAAATTGGCATTGTTGCCAGCAAGAACAAACGATGCAATGGTCGTGTCAAAAATATAAAACGTGCCCTTGATGAGTTCTGGAGCGTTGCCTGTTAAAGCAAAACTGCCAGTGTTTGCTTGCAGCGAATAAACATTAACTTCCAATAACGTCGCATTGTTGCCAGCCAAGACAAAACTGCCGTCGTCAACAGGTAAGGCATAACCTTTGCTTAGACCAGCAAAATTACCAACAAAAGAGAAAACGCCCGTGCCTGCTTCTACAACAGAGCTGACGGCAAAAGTTGCCGCCTTGCCTTGTAAAACAAACGCTCCGGGCTCAACAACAAACGCTCCTGATTCCTTGGCAAATGAAGCGGCATTGCCGACGAGCGCAAAACTGCCGTTTTCTGCATTGATTGATTTCCCAATGGAGAATGAAGCATTGTTGCCATTGAGAGCAAAATTGCCAACATTCGCTCCTAGTTGAGAATTTTTCTCAACAACAACATTGTTTCCGTTAAAGCTAAAGCTGCCGCTCTCAGCGTCTATCTTTGAACTGTGGGCTAAATTTACATTGTTCCCGCTAAGAGCAAAGCTGCCCGCTTCAACATTGATAGCCTTGCCAATGGCAAATGAAACGTTTTGGCCGATAATGCTAAAGCTGCCAGCATCCACCAAGAAGATGGTGCTAGCAGCTAAAGAGACAGTATTGCCAGTGAGCGTAAAGCTGCCGACAATTGGATCAATTTCGTAGGCGCCAAGTTCAGTAAGGGCGGCAGGATTGCCAACTAAGCTAAATGAGCCAGTTCCGGCTTCTGTTACATAAGAACGTGCGAAAGAAACGTCTTGCCCGGTTTCAATGAAGCTACCATTACCACCACTTAAATAACGCCCGTGGAAAACGTCAGCATTATTGCCAGTGAACGCAAAGCTTCCAACATCGACGGGAAGCGCAAAAGAGCGCAAGAAAGAAACATTGCTCCCGCTAATTGAAAAACTACCAGCTTCTGCTGACAGGGAATAACTATGGAGAACAGTGGCATTGTTGCCAGTGAGTGCGAAAACGCCTTTTTCCGCCTCTAGGCGATCAGTGTCTGCTAGATCAGCGTTCTTTCCATCTAGCGCAAATGTGCCAGCTTCAACGATAAAGCTGACAGTTCTCGTTAACGAAACATTATTGCCAGCAAGCGCGAAGCTGCCAGCTTCCGCTTCTAAACGATCAGTGTCTTGTAAAGTGACCGGCTTGCCGTCAAAAACAAACGCACCAGTCTCTGCCGCAATTTGAGAGCCGCGAGTTAGCTCAGCATTGTTTCCTGCAAGATTGAAAACGCCGGCCTCGGCCGTGAATCCCTTAGCAACAACAATCGTGAGCGTAACATCATTGCCGCTTAAGACAAACGCTCCAGGATCAGCGAGAAGATTGCTTCCCTTGTCTAACTCTGCATTGTTACCATTAAAAGCAAAACTACCGGCAACTGCTTCTAGCGTATGATTATTAGCTAGCCCTGCATTATTGCCCGCAAAAATGAAGGCTCCTTTAATTACGTTAAATGCAAGCCCCCTGGCTAATGTGGCTTGGTTGCCAGTGAAGGTAAACGTGCCCTTAACGGCATTGTCTGTGCGATTAAAGCGCTCTCGCACTGCCACATGCACTGCAGCACGGTCGTCAGTGGCCGTAGCAAAACCAACCGGCCGTGAACCTTGACCAGCCGTGGTTTCCCGCACCAAGCCGCAGCTCTGGTTGCCCACGTCAATGCTTTGCAGCAACGTACTATTGGCACCAACCGTAGGAGGGGCATTTAAACCGCTATAAGCTCCTGCATAACGAAGACTGTTGGTTCCAGGCGAGCCATCGTCAACACTCTGCTCCGCCATTGTGCCGTCGTTTTCCAACAGCACAAAACCAGTGACGTTTGTAGCAGTGGCAGCCGTAACAGTGGCCGCCGCTGCATACATAATGCTGGCATTGTTTGTTCTATTGACAGTAATAGTCTGGTTGCCAGTAGGCAGTCCAGAACCGGCAAAGAACAAATCAGTACGACCGGGCTCAGTGGTCGTATCAATTGCCACGCCTTCAGCAATCTTGTTAAGCGTGACAGTGCCATACGTCACGCTTGTTGCTAAAAGTGTGGCGCTATTAGTGTTATGAACAAAAACGAGCACACCTTGCGGCGTGCCCGTCTGTGTATGCGTCCAACTAAAACTCGCCTGGCTAGCTGAGCCAGTTCCCCCTGTATGACTCTCTGAGGAGGCGCTATGCGCAACAGCCATTGGTCCGCCTCCTTAATTATCAGACAAGAGTAAGAATGCCGGCAACGTCCCAAGTGATCGTAAACGTCTCACCAGTTAGTAGTGATACAGTGCTGCCATAGTCATACCATCCAATAAGTTCATCGTTAGTGGCGGTATTGTTGTATAAAACAACATAACGAAAGTTTGGCACTGTACCAGTGGCGGTAAGAGTGAGGTCGGCGGCGTCAAGAGTATATGTGCCGCTAGTTTGACTGCTGGTTACGCTGGTCAGATTGCGTCCAGTAGTGGTGCCATTTTGAATGTTGGTATAAGCAATTTCCGTGATATTTGCCAAGATTGTATTGGCGGCCGTAGGCGCAGAGTTTGTTAAAGCAACAGTTAAAGTGTCACTGCCAAGATTATGCACTTTCTCTGCCAGCGCTTCAACGAAAGAATTGAATTTGTTAAAAGTCGCCATGGCGATCGTAAAGAATATCTTGCCTTAGTTTAGCGTTAAAAAGCAATGGAGAGATTAAATTCACTTGCAAAGCCTGAAACAGTGGTAACATTCAGCCACACATAGCTTCCCGATGGAATGGGCATATTCTGCACAGTAGCAGCCGCTCCTACTGTCGTATTATTAGCCACTGCCGGAACAATGGCTAGCGTACCAGACGCAGTGCGGTTTGCCGCATATCGAATTTGATAACCAACAGCAGGATTTTCTCCAGCTACTAAGCTTGTTACGCCTGCCAGTGTGGTTGCCTTGGACGTGCGAAATAAAGTGAAAGAATCGCCCACTAAAGGCTCGCTAATCGTGATGCTTTTGGGGGCTGCATTTGGAATGTTATAGGGCATCCAATGCTGCATGTCCTCGTTCCATCCCAAATACTGTTCAGTTAGTGGTGCTTCAGCTTCCACATCATGACATTCCGACAAGTTTTGTCCAACATCTGCCCTAACCAGCAAAATGCCATCAGTGGGATGGGAGCGAATGACAGCCGCAGCAGCAATCTTCAATGCAGGAGCCATGGGCTCCGTTAAAACAAATTCCCCAGGATTATTAGGATCGAGCCATAAAATAGCATCCTCAGGATAAGCACTTGTATCAATGTCTCGCACCTTCCCGAAAATTGTCACATATCCTTCCTCTCCTGCAGGAATGTCTTCAGTGGTCACACCAAAAAATACCTTGCCTGGCACTGAACCATCGGCAATCATTGGACCAATGGTGGGGTGAGTGGTGGCATCATCCGTGCCAGTGAACATCACCGCCTTGCCGTTACCAATAGTGCTAGCAGTGGTATTGAGACAGGTCATCATTGTCTCCTGTCCCACTTGATTCACCACTCCACGTAACATGCCCACGTCAAGCGTGTGCTCGCGATCGTTCCAGCGCATTTGCCCTGTCGCGACTGCTCCACTAGCCGTGATGTCAACAGTAAGCGTATCCACCACTGGATCAACCGTCCAGCTTGTCCCAGACGCCGTGCGCACCAATAAATCACCAGCAGTGCCACCAGATGGAATGCCAGTGCCAATTGGACCCTGCGGGCCAGTAGCGGATAATGCAATGGAAGGGCGAGCCGGGATAGTAATAACCGTCTCGTTTTTCTCCCCTTCCGTCACAGAGACAATCATTGCCTCTTCAGTGATGACCACTTCTGCCATGATTAACGTCCAGTAAGGCCAGGATCAAACAAGGCTGTGCCCTGCAAGAAATAGTATTTATCTCCATTGGGCTCAGTAATCATCACGTCATATTGACCCTGTTCAGTGATGCCGCTTGTCACCGTAGCAGGCAGACGTAGCTTGAAAGAGCCACTAGCCTGCGTCGTCCATTGATGTGTAAAATCAGCAAGCTTTGCCGTGCCAAGCTTGTTCCATAATTGCCCCGCCACTGTATACCCGCTCATATTGACAGGCGTGCCGGTGCCATCTTTATATTGCAAATTAAGCTCAAAAGTGGCGCCTTGATGAATGGTAATGTTATAAACTGCAGGGTCAATCATGGCCATTCTCCTTGCCTCCCATCCTAATACAATTCCCTCCAACCAAGGAAACCAGTTGCTTTCATGGCGCTATCACATTGAATGGTCAGTGCCAGTACATCGCTACTTCCAGTGGCATCCTTGCCTAAAGAAAGAGACAGCGCACTTTCAGGGCTGAATTCCACAGTATTCTTTCCGCTCACTAATCCTGCCGCAATAATTGTACCACTGCTAACAATTCCACTGCTCATCACTTGTACGTTTCCCCTGCCATTATCCGCATTGTTCCAACTGCCAGAAATGGTTGGGTTTAAATAGAGGCGCCACTGAGCAATTGCATTTCCGTCTGTAGCCACGTCAATTTGAGAAGGCAAAATCACGTTATCAGTGCGTCCAGATGCCATGCGAATGGCTGCTACCATTGTCTCGCTGGTAATACTAGATAGACCTGCCAGCCCTGCGCCGCCGGTATAAATAGGCCCGCCAGGTTCGTAACCACCTTCGCTCGCTGCTGAACAGCAAATTTGCTTCATGGTGGAAGACGATGCAGTGGTGGAATTATTGGCTAAGCGATAGGACAATGGGAGAGTGGCAGTAGTCATATACACTGTCTCTACGTTATTAGCATGATTAAATTCATGACAATAAACAATCTCCCCATCAATAACAAACCCACACCTCACTCGACCGACGCCCAACCATTCCAAATCAGCAGTGAAGATTTGAGCTTTGCCAAAATCTAATTCTGGTAAAGTGTTGATATTCCACGACGCTTGATCAACAACGTCTTCAACAATGGCGCCAGAAGCTTTGCTGCGAATGACAAATTGCAAAGATAGACCACTGGCTCTTACCATCACACCATTGTCATCGTCGAACAATCCCACTTCTTGAACTAGGCCGGACTTTGGCTCTGCCCCTTTGAAACTTTGCAGCACTAGCAGGCTTTTTCCTGGTTGGTAAGGCATGTCGCGCTTGGTGCGACGTAACACTGAGTCTCCCGATGCAGTGGTAACAATGAGATCCAGGGAACTTTCGTTGGCAATATAATTTGTCGTTCCAGCGCCTGTAGTTGCTTCATACCATTGATCTGTGCGTTTTGTATAGCGAAGAGTGCTATCAAAAAGCATGAATGGCTCGCTAAAACGCTGCCGCCCAAACGCATCCACTTCTCCACTATCAGGGCCACGCTGTAAAATCCTGCCGCGATAATCAGCTTCAATGTGAGTTTCAAACTGCTCACCGCCCGCAATAATTTGGCCCATGATCACTATGCTTTCTTCCCATTGTAATGCTATTAAAAAGGGGCCTTTCGGCCCCTTGATTACTTTCCTTGCCCTCTGGTTTGTTTGCGGCCATGATTAGGCTTGCTATTTTTTCCTTGTCCTTGGCGAGAGCGTTTTGGCTTGCCAGGAGAAAAAAGCTTTTGGCCGCTAATGCCAATCTTTGATTTTGCTGCCATTGGACGATGGTGAAAGCAAAAGTTTAGCTAGCCCAAGGCAGACCAGTTCCTTTGGAAGGAGTCTTTTGCTCGTTGATCTGCGCCTGAAGGGCTGCTTCAATATTGGCGCATTGTTCTTCGCCGAGTTTGTCTTTGATCCACTCGATGACAGTGGCAGCATCAAGATCGGCAAAAGGGATCATGCTATCTTCCTCGGGCGGCTCAAGGCCAATGCTGCCGTACGCCCCAGCACGATAAGTGCCATCAAACGCATCAACAGTGTAGTGAACAGTGTAAACAATGCCATCAGCGAGCGTGCGCTCCATGTTGGCGATGTTGTAAGTAATGGTGGTTGCCATGATGAGTTAAATTGCTCTGTATTAGTTTAAAGAGGGTTTTTAGGGAAATGATCCCCTTGTAATTGTCCCGCCCAGCGTACCTGCGTAAGGCACAGGTGCGCTGGACAAAGAAGTGAAGGGGACTTGGGCCGATGGCTCAGTTAATACCAGCGTTGTTCAGTCGTTGCTCAAGGGTTTCAATGCGCTCCATTGCTTCCTGCAGCGCCTTGACCGCTTTCATGTAGAGCACGGAGTAGTTCACCGATTTGGTGACGGTGCCAAGATCGTTACCGTCTTCGTCGCGGTCGGGGGACTCGTTGACAAGGCCGGGGGAGACCAGTTCAACCTCTTGGGCGACAAGACCGATTTGAGTGTGGGTCTGCCCTTCCTTGAAGTTGTACTTGCGTACTTGGAGAGCTTTTAGGTCATTCCACTGGGAGGATGCGTCAACAATGTTCTCCTTCAGTTTGATGTCGGAGATTGCACCGTAGCTATTGTTGGAGTTGACGACGTTTCCATTGGTAAAGACTCGGAATGATTCAGTACCAGATGTACTATTGTCTGTTGCAGAATAAAGCCCACGAATCAAGATAATAGCAGTACCTGCAGCTTGATCTGAGGCCACCCTTAAAACGTGATTGCCTCCAGCACTGAAGAGCTGTGTTCTTCCGAGTGAATCAACCCTCATCCGCTCCGTCGGGCTGCTCGCTCCGTTTCCGGCGGTAGTGGAGAACACTAAACGACCTGGAATATCTGTATTTGAAGAACTTGCTCCGTCAGTAAAAACATCAATCGACGCATAGGTATAATTGCTGCTGGTGCTATCGTTGCTTATGAATCGCAGAGCGCCAATCTGGGTATCGGCAGCGGTTGGGCGAGCTGTGTTGCGCCTAATGTCTATAGCGCCAGTAGCGTTATCAGACGTGTTTCCTGCAAAAACGGCTCTAGCGTTGCCATCGTAACTAGACGTGCCAACTAAGAGCCTGCCGGAGGAGTCGATGCGGGCGCGTTCAAAAGAACTGGTGTCAAAGATGAGGTTTGCGGAACGCGTGCCGATGCGAGAGCCGCCAACAGAATCAAAGAACAGAAGCCCGGCATCAGTTGTAGATGAGTCAAAACGAGCAACATCTCCCGAGCCGATGACATGCAGTTTGTTGTTTGGCGAACTCGTCCCAATACCGACATTGCCACTCGCATCCACAAACAACCGCCCCGTACCGCTCGTGGTGATCGCCACCTGGTTCGCGCCGGGGCTGTAGATGCCATTGGTGGTTGTGCCGATTGAAACAGAGGGTGCTGCTGCAGTACCAGATGCAAAAACACCTGATGTGATAACGGCTGTAGTGCCTGTGATGGTGGTGAAGTTTACAGTGCCACCAGTGATAGTCGTAAACTGACCGGCAGAGCCGGTAACGGTAGCGCCAGAAACTAACGTACCACCTTGGATGGTGACACCAGAGATGGTGCTGGTAGAAGTAATATTACCGCTAAATGTAGGATTACGAACTAAACCTGAAATACTAACGCTTGTATCAATACCCTCACTTGTAAATGTGACCGTATCAACTTTGATGGTACCGTATGCCATTGTCGTTTTACTTTTTCCTTATTTTAACCGAGCAAATTATTCAAGAATAATGAGGGGACCTTGGATCACAAACCCAGATGTACTGCCGGATACAACACCGGAACAAACGATAGCTGGTGT